ATGTTGTAAAAATAGAAGCTCATCAAGCCGAGTGGGAACAAATAGAAACAGATTTAAAAGCTCTTTAGCGAGTAAAATACTACCCATATGAGTACAATATTATGCGATGACCCATCTTGTGATTGTGGTGATTGTAACTGCGGAAAGACTTTGATATGAAACGAATAAACAAAGAAGATATAGTCCTTAATATCATTGGTATGATATCAGCTATGGCCGCTTTATTCTTCATGTCATCTTTGTTTTTAATGACTTCATGTTCAGATGATACATTTATACTCGGGTATAATAAAGATTTAGAAGAGATACATCAATCAATTTTTGAAGTTGATTCACTAATGAGGGCTGTTACTATGGAATGGGATAGTCTTGAGATTGAATTGAAAAAATAAACACTAACCAAAGGAGTTAACCATGGCTAAAAAAGAAAAAGAAAAGTCAATGCTAAAGATAAACGATAAAGAATACGATATTGAATCAATGAGCAATGAACAAAAGACAATGATAAATCACATAACTGACCTTGACAGAAAACTACAATCAGGTGAGTTTAACATTGTTCAATTGAGATTCGGAAAACAAGCGTTCATAGATGCTTTAACAGCTTCTATTGATAAAGACGAGAATAAAGAAGTAGAATAATAAAATAGACAAAACCATAGTCTCGACTATGAGAATTGAATCTATAGGAGAGTTAATTTTGAAAAAGACTGAGAAAGTCGATAATGGTTACATCTAAAGTTTTCAGCTTATACGCTGAGTATGGCGCGGTTGGAATAATAGTAGTCTTATTTGCTATGATGATAGTAAATTTGATTAAGAGTCAAAAGCTTCAAAATGAAGACTTAGATAAGATTAGACAGGCAATTGTAAAGGTCGAAACTAAGATGATAAACGTAGAAGGAATAGTCTTAAAGATGCTAGACAGATGGAATCGCTCAGATGAAATAAGTCAAAGGCATAGGGAAGACATTGTAAAAGAGCTTAATGACGTTACGGATGACTTAGCTTACTTGCGCGGCAGGATAAACGGCAAATGAACAAGAACCAAGTAGATGACTGGAGGGCGTTCTCCCAATCTAGACTTGAAGAGCTGACCGTTATGAACGCCAAGCAGTCAGGCGAAATAAGTCATATAAAAGAAGCGGTAGACGAAATCAGAAGTCTAGTCAAAGAACAAAACGGGAGAGTTAGGACATTGGAACAGCAGACCTCTGCTATTAAAGCTACAGGTTCTGTGATTGCAGTAGTCTTCTCTGGTTTTATTGGCTGGCTTTTTAACATAAGGAATTAATATGAGTGAACTAATGAATACAGTAATGGATAATTATGCGCCAATTATGTCAGCAGTCGCAGGTATAGTCGGTGGGTTTGCTGTAGTAGCGTCTATGACGCCAAATAAAAGCGATGACAGAATAGTGCAAATGATTTTAGATGTTGTCAATTTCTTAGGTGCAAATTTTGGTAAAGCTTCAAACAATAAACAATAGGAGAGAGAATGCTAAAGAGAGTAATACGGCGTTTAGCGCGTAAGGTCGGAATGGTTAAGTTACTACTAATGGTTGGTGATTACGCCGTTGGTGCCACTAAATCAAAGAAGGATGATGAGGTTTGGGAAGAAGTAAAAGCTATGTTGGAAAACTTTAGCTAATGCCTCATTTCGGAAAACGTTCTATCTCTGGGTTGAAGACGTGCGACCAGAGGTTGCAAGAGCTTTTTTATCAGGTGGTTAAGCATTTTGACTGCACTATCATTGAAGGACACCGAGGAGAAGAAGGACAGGACGAAGCATATGCTGACGGCAAGAGTAAGGTTAAGTACCCAAATGGCAAGCATAATCAGTTTCCATCTATTGCTGTTGACGTGGCTCCTTATCCTATTGATTGGAGTGACCGTGATAGGTTTCATTACTTTGGTGGCTTCGTTCTTGGAGTTGCGAAACAAATGGGTTTGAATATTCGCTGGGGAGGCGACTGGAATCAGGATACACAAACTAAAGATAATAAGTTTGATGACTTGGTTCACTTTGAAATAAAAGAGTAATGCCTAAGCAATTCAAAACATATACTAGGTTTGACGGTGGTTTAAATACTAAGACCAATGCTCGCTCTATTAGAGACGATGAGCTCTCTGATATTAAGAATGCTATTGTAGATGAGTTTGGGCAGATACAGTCTTGTGGAAAAATAACCGATAATACCAGTGATTACGGAGTGCCCGACCTTGATGCTTCAGTTGCTGGCTATGGGTTGTTTCAAGGGACTTTTGATTACAATGCTGGCGGAACTAATACTCCTACAGTTAGAACGTTTTTAGCAGATACAGATGATAGTTCGGATACCAAAATAGACATCTATGATGCTGGCGGGTCTTGGGCTGAAGATTCAATAGACCTAGGCTCCACTGCTGGCGGTGCGGTCATATACGATGTAGCAGATGGCGCTGTGAGAGTATGCGATACAAACGCTGTGGGAAGTGCAACGTCTGGTAATGCGGTAAAATGGTATGGTTATATTAGTAAAAAACTTTGGTTAAATTCAAGCGGTACGCAATTGAATGTTAGTGGCGGTAGTGTACAAAATGTAACAGGTTGGAAAACAGACAGTGCACCTCCTCTGCCACCCTTTAATGGGACTACTGGGACTGGAATAGTTGCCGCCGTCTTGACTCAAGAGAAGGGTTTGGTATTTACAAGCGCAGGAAGCCCCAGTACTACTTTAACTGTTGGCGGTACAACCTATACATCAACTTTCGATACTCAATTTGATAGTGGTTTATACGTAGCTATTAATGAAGACGGTGGTGAGGTGCAAGGGATTGCATCGAGGACAAATAATACAGTTCTTATTTTGGACTCTGCAGAGGCGTGGGGTGTTGGCGCAGATGTGACGGGCTATATTGCCCCAGACGCTGGGTTAGGTTTTAATCTGGAAGTCGTGCCAACTGGTTCTGGTTCGTTTACTGCCGCTACATATGAATTTGCTCAGACATTCATTTATGACGGGAATCAAGAATCCTTACCTACTACTATGACGGGGACTATCGCCGTAGCAGCGAGCAGATATTTAGACTGTATGGTTATTGCATCCCATGGATATGCAGATAGAGTAACAGGCGGAAGAATTTATTGTAGGAACAGCACATTAAAAGGCGAGTGGGAACTCCTTATTGACATATCTCTAACTGATGGATGTAGGAGCAGTTTAGAGGCTGATTATAATGGTTGGGATGTTATGTATTCGCAGTCTGCCTATCTTATTGGTGGAGTTAATATAGGTGTTAATAGTTCTGACACTTATGCCTCGCTTAATGGTTACGCCTCAGACCTTTCAACAGCATCGGTTGGTGCAGCTGGGGAGGGTTATAAAACCAGCGTTGTCACTAACAGAAGAAAGTTTATAGCCAATATAAAATCAATTAATGCAAACGGTCAGACTGAGCTTTCAGCTGATAAGTTATTGTATAGTGAGATAAATAAATTTGATACATTCCCAGTTACTAATTTTATAGAGATAGGTATAAACGATGGTGAAGATTTTATTAAGTTAGAATCCTTTGCAGACCGTATCTTAGCTTTCAAACAAAAGACTCTTTATATAATCAACGTAGGTGGTGGTTCTGACACCCAATGGTTTTTAGAGAGTGAACATAAAAACATGGGTGCCCCCTTCCATGCTGCTGTTGTTAAGACAGATTTTGGTGTGGCTTGGGCGAATAAACAGGGTTTATTTTTCTATGATGGTTCAAAGATTACCAATCTACAAAAGAAGATATTGGAGTCCACTTGGAAGTCCTTTGTCAACGCAGACACCATGGTTGGGTTTGAGCCAGTTAATAAACATTTAGTTGTAATGAGGGACGCTGCTGCCTCTGGTAGTACGAGCGGTGATGCGTATGTATATAGTTTTACAACAAATAGCTTTACGTTTATTGAAGACTTAGCAGATAACGCGATAAAGACAAATATTATTACGGACGCCTATAACCAAATGACATTAGGTATTGGTACTGATGAGTTAGAGTCTTACGATGGAGAGCCGGATTCTGGTGCAACATTTGACATCACGTTAAAAGATGACGATTTCGGATTGCCGAATACGGTTAAAAAGATTTATGGTATTACCATTGAATATGCAAGTAACGCGGCTAATTCAAGCGCAATCAATTATGTTTATGTAAACGATAGTGGGACAAGGCAGGGGTCTTCCTCTTCTGGTTTATCCAGTTCTACAGTAGCTACTACAAGCGCAGATTTAGATGTTAATAGATATACATTTGATACTCCATTGCTCGCTTCCTCTTTTCAGTTAAGATTGGACTTGAACGGAGATAGTCTTCAGACAATAAACAATATTGGGATAGAGTACAGACCTAT